GCATAAGGATAAGAACTATCCCTATGAGAAACAACAGAACGAAAATGCCTTGGCTCACGCTGACACTTTACTGGCACAACTGACAAGTGCGGTTGATAGTCTTAAAAAACAGATTTCCGACGTGAACGAACAAATTGTCACGGAGACGGTCAACCTTATCAAATTGGACGTGGAAGTTCCGACAAACATCACACAGTTGATGGAACGCAAGAAGTCTCAAGAAGAGGCAGTCACGTCAAAGAAGAATGCATTGGAAGGTTTCCGCAAACTAACCAATGCCAAAGAAGTGGCACTCTCAGACTTCAACGCCAAGATTGAACAGATTGAGTCCTCAAACTTGGTGGAAAGTCACAAGACCCATCGCCAGTTGAGCGACAAGATTACCGAAGTCAAACAGAAGATTGACTTGAAAAAGGTAGAAATCAAAGGCAAGCTTGAGAAGGTTGCTCGGTTGGATAAGCATGAATATGACCCGAACTGCAAATACTGCACAAACAACTCGTTTGTCAAGGACGCAACCAAGGCTAAGAAAGAACTCAACGAGGACAAGAAGGACACCGACAAGATGTTGGAAACGCTTGACAACCTCAACGTGGAGTTTGCCAAGTTCAAGTGGGTTGAGCAAGCTTATGAGACCTACACCAAGCTTCTGACTGACCGCAGCAAAATCAAAGATGAAGTTGCCGTTCTGTCTCGGAACATCATTGTAGCGACCAATGAACTTGAGAAATTGGAAGCGACGTTGAAGAACACCCTCCATCAAATTGACTTGTATCATCGGAACGACGTGGCTGTGGATAACAATGCCAAGGTTCAATCCAAGATTATGTCGTATCGTAATACGTTGACGAAACTCGACATTGAGTTGCAGCGTCAGACCCGAGCCATGATGGACATTTCTGGAAAGCGAGAGCTATTCAAGACGAACATCCTCAAACTGTCGGAGACTATCGAAGAAGTAACGGCACTGGAATACGAATTGGATTCACATCAACTCTATCTCCAATCGGTAGGTCGTGACGGTATCCCGTATCAAGTCATTTGCAACACTGTTCCTGAAATTGAGAAGGAAGTCAACTCCATCTTGTCACAAGTTGTAGATTACACGATTCAGTTCGAGACCGATGGTAAAAACGTTGTGCCGTATGTTGTCTATGACTTTGGCCGCTGGCCAATCGAATTGACCTCTGGTTTTGAACGGTTTGTTGCCTCGGTTGCCATCAGGGTCGCCCTAACCAACGTCTCCAATTTGCCCAAGACGACGTTCTTGGCCTTGGATGAAGGTTTTGGCGCACTCGACCCCGAGCATTTGGCGACGATGTACACCCTATTCTCGTTCCTCAAGAGCAATTTTGACTTCGTTCTGGTGGTTTCCCACTTGGATTCGCTCAAAGATGCTGTGGATAAGCAGATTGAGTTAAAGAAAGAAGGCAACTTCTCCAAGGTGATTTTTGAGTGATTTCGATATGTATTCATGGGGCATTGCGCCCTGTGAATACGTATGGCTCAACAATTACTATCCAGTTTTGGCAAAAAAGGTGTCGATCTCGGCCTTGACACCATGCTGGTGGACATCGAAGATACCGCAGGTTCGTCTCTTTATTTCTCCATTGCCGAATTCAACCCCGTGTTCACGGGCGGCAAAAATCCTGTAGCTTTCAACGGGTCAGCCCTCCTTAAAGAAGGCTCAGAAATCCAAGTCGAGTGCATTGACTCGGCAGGTAATTCTCTCTACATTGAACGTCCTCGTAGCACCGTTCAATTCGCCGACGTTTCCAAGTTCATCATTTCCATCCATGTATATAACGAGACATACAATGGGGTAGGAAAACTCATTCTAGTTGGAACTACCGCCAAAGACGAAATCGTTCGTTGGCAAGCCGACATCACGGTTGACAAAACAGTTCAGAACGCCTCAAAAGTTCGTTTCTATAACAAACCTGTTCTGGAAGCCCGCTCGCTTCTTTATCCCGTCGTTGATAACCTCGTAGGTGCAGCCCTCACATATCAATACCAACTGACAGGTTCGGTATCTTCGTTTGCTGCCACTCCTAAACGAGATACTTTGAAGAAGGTTATCAACCCAAAGAAAACCGATACCGATTACCGGCTGGTCTTGAATGTAAGTGATGCGGATTCTGCCGCATGGTTGTATCCTACCAAGTCTTTCAATTCACAGATGGAAGGTCAGCCCATCATCGTTACGGCAAGACAAGTTCAATACCCATATTCCTACTACAATCGGTATTCCGATGTCACTGGAAGTTTCAAGATTAAGAAGGTCATTGACAGTAAGACTGTTCAGTTGAGTGACCCTTTCTTTTTCCCGTATGGACAGAACCAAGTCGTCACCAACATCAACTACGGAACATTCACTTCTTCATACAAATGGGTGGCATACAATACGGCTTCCACAGCTTATCAAAAGTATTATCCTGTCTCGGGGTCTCCGATTACAATCAAAGAATCCTATGCGGAGATTGTGTATCGTAATCTCCGCACATTTAGCGGTTTTATCGCTCGTCACAAACTCTACCGCAAAAGTTTGGTTTTCCCCGGCGATTTCCAATTGATTGCCGACGAACCCCTCGGAGCATCAGAACTACTTGTTGACCCAATCACAGTCAACAAGAGCTATGGTCGCATCGGAGCGTTTTACAATCAGCCCCACATTGACAAATACATCAAGACATCTACGGGGTCGGTGAGTTTAGCTTTGTCTCACTCAGTCAAGCCAATGATTGATAGTATGAAAATTGCTGCACCAAACGGTGTCTGGCCAGATGGGACAACGTATGTCATTTTCAAGACGGGTGCGGACGGAGTTACAAACAACGATGTTTACTATCCATATGACAGTGGCTCTTTCAATGATTTAACCGGCTCGGCGTATGCATCCAACTTTGTAAACCTCAAAGCAAACGCACTATATGTCCTATCCATGAATGTTCTCTTGGAAAAGCCCAAGCTGGCCAAAGACTCCAAGATTACGTTCTACTTCACCAGTTCAATTGATGCCATTACTCGGGAAAAGGATTACATTTCTCCGTTTGGCTTGAAGATTGGGGAGATTGCGACGAAGGAAGAAACCGCTCTGAAAACATTTTCCGATAAGCAGTATCTTTTCTTCACTCCCAGCGAGGACTATTACGGCACGATTGTAGCAGTTCCACATAACTGCAATGTCACCCTATCAGACTTGTCTTTGAAAGTCTATGGTGACTATGGATTCTCGCCCGATATTTTGTTCTCGAAGATTCCTTTCCGAGTCAATGTAGGTAATGAAGGATTCATTTTGAAAGCTGAGTTATTCGACGTGAACTCGACATTTGATACTCAGGGTGAAAGTTTGTTCGTTTACATTCCAAACTCAAATCTTGACCCAACCAAAGTTCAGTATATCTCAGGAAGCTTGACAATCTCTCAAAGTCTTTTCCTCCCAAACATTCCATCCTGTCCATCAAGCAATACTCGGCTGTTGGCATGGAACGTTCCGTCTCATACCCCACCACGTTCTTCAGAAGGTCAGGTTTGTTATACAAACGTGTCTCAACTGAAGATTAGCACGGTTGGCGATGGAACTTCTATCGCTGGGGATTATTTGAAACTTGGAACTGTGGCATTCTCGGGGTCAACTCTGGTCGAAAGTATAGCAACCGCACTTTCTATAAAGTATGACGGGGCAAATAACCGAGGCCGGAAGATAATAATCAACAATTCCGGGTCAAAAACATCATATCCATGATGCTTTCAATGGCCATACAATATGTATGCCTGTATCTAAAGGTTCACAGTTATGAAGCGATGCAAAGGTAAAAGTAACATTGATATTGTTAAGGACTACGTTGCCGGTGTACGTCCGTTCACAGAACTCTCCATGCATATCTCTGAAGACCAGAGGTATCGTCACGAAGGCGAAAAATGGACAGACACCAAAGGCATTCAGTGGCAAAAGCTGAATGGCAAAAACGTGCGTCTTACAAAGACTCAAGGCGATGTCATTCGAGAGGCCATCGGTGATGGCTTGGACTGCAAAGAATGTGGTGCCAAGTATAAGTGGGTGAATCGAATTGACCGAAAGATGATTGGTCGAACCAGCTTATGCCAAGACTGTCTGGTTGATTACGAAACCAAACTTCGCATTCTCGGCATTTACGACTTGTATGAAAAATACCGCCTTGCCTCTTATGAGTTGGGATATTTGAAAACCCTCAAACTCAAAATCAAAGAGACGTTGGACTATTTTCAACGCACGGAAGGAGACGTAACCACGCTTCCTGAAAGTGAGTATGATGAAGCAATCGTCTGGAAAAACACCAACAAGGACAAGATTGTTGCCGATGCGGAAGCCGATTTGAAGAATGTCGAAGAACTCTTGACTAAGGGCGTTCCTATGACGGCTGAGTTCAAAAAAGCATATTTGGAAGCCATTGCCAAGTATGACCTGAAAGACATCATCACCAGTTAATATGGCCGAAGAGAAGAAACAACTGACTCTTCAAGAACTTATCCGTGAAGAGTATAAGAAATGCGCTGCCTCGCCAGTGTATTTCATGAAACACTACGTAAAGATTCAACATCCTATTCGTGGTAGCATCCTCTTTGACCTATACCCTTTCCAAGAGCAGACCCTCCAAGATTTTGCTGATTACAAGTTCAACATCATCTTGAAGTCTCGTCAGATGGGCATTTCAACCCTCGTTGCCGCTTACTCTCTGTGGCTGATGATTTTCAACAAGGACAAGAACATCCTGTTGATTTCTTTGAAGCAAGAAGACGCCAAGGAAGTTATCACCAAGGTTCGATTCGCCAATGAAAACTTGCCTACGTGGTTGAAGATGAAGTGTCTTGAAGACAATCGTCTCTCACTTAAGTATGCAAATGGTTCCGGTATTAAGGCCGCATCCACGACCAAGAAATCCGGTGTCGGTCAAGCACTTTCGCTTCTGATTATTGACGAAGCTGGCCTCATTGACGAAGCTGAAGAACTCTGGACTTCTGCACAACCTACATTGTCCACTGGTGGTAACGCCATCATTTTGTCCACGCCTCGTGGTGTCGGTAACTGGTTCCACAAAATGTGGGTTGGAGCAGAAGAAGGTGGAGACCCTGTAAAGAAAATCGGTAAGAACGGGTTTCATCCAATCAAGCTGCCGTGGCATCTACACCCCGAGCGTGACCAGACGTGGCGTGACATCGAAGGTGCAAAACAAGGCAATCCAAAAAAGGCAGCACAAGAATTTGATTGCGATTTCTTGGCAACGGGTGATAACGTCGTTGATTTGGCCATCATTGAATTCTACAAAAAAACCAAGCGTTGCGACCCTGTGGCAATTGGAGAGTTCTGTCGAGACTTGTGGAAATGGCAACCGCCCGACTATAGTCATAGTTACATTGTGTGCGCTGACGTGGCTCGTGGCGATGGAGCAGACTTTTCTGCGGCACATGTGCTTGACATTTCAACATCCGCCCCAACCCAAGTAGCCGAATACAAAGGCCAAATGGGAACCAAAGAATATGGAAATTTCTTGGTATCCTTGGCGACTGAATACAACAGTGCCTTGCTTATTATTGAACGTGAAAACATCGGTTGGGCAGCTATTCAAGCGGTCATTGACCGTGGGTATCCAAACCTGTTCTACAGTTCTGCCGATTTGAAATATGTTGATGTGCAACGTCAACTTTCCAACAAGTATGATTCCGAAGACAAGAAAATTGTGCCGGGATTCAGCACGAATATAAAAACTCGCCCATTGGTTATTGCTCACTTGGAACAATTCTTCCGTGAGAAAGCCATTGAAATCTATTCTCAACGCACACTCTCCGAGTTGGAGACGTTCATTTGGAAGAATGGTAAGGCACAGGCAATGCAAGGCTACAACGATGACTTGGTTATGGCATTGGGCATCGGCCTGTGGGTGCGTGACACCGCCCTTCGGTTGCGTCAAGAAGGCATTGACCTTACCCGTGCGACTATTGGTCTCATCAATCGAAATAAAATTGATACTGTGCCTGTTTACAAGCAAAACCAAGCTCAAATGGTCAAGAAAGCATGGGAAATGCAAACTGGCCGTCAAGGGCCGGGGCAGCACGGCACAGAGGATATTAAGTGGCTTTTGGGTTAAAATAACATATTTATACATGGAGTTTTACACTCCTAACACATACACACAACGATAGAGGAACAAAATATGGCAAATACACCAAATCAACAGCCTTTCGAGGACGAAATCATAGATGTAAAAAAGCAATCTCTCTATGCGAGATTGAAGCGTCTTTTTTCTACGGATGTCATTGTCCGTAATGTCGGTGGTAAGCAAATCAAGGTTAAAGATACCGACAACATCATGTATGCAACGGATCGCAATTCATTGCGTGACCGTTTCAACCGTATTCGTTCCACTGCCTACAACGCCTACACTCGTGATTTTTCTCTTTCGTATCAAGCTGCCCGCATGGATTTGTTCCGTGATTATGATACGATGGACATGGACCCCATCATTTCATCTGCCCTCGACATTTATGCTGACGAATGTCTGACTTACAATGAAATGGGTAAGATGTTGACCGTTCACTCGAAGAACAACAACGTCAAGCAGATTCTTGAAAACCTTTTCGACGACATCTTGAACATCCGTTTCAATTTGTGGTCTTGGGTTCGTAACATGACTAAGTATGGAGATTTCTATCTGAAACTCTATATCACCCCCGAATACGGTATCTACATGGTTGAACCAATCTCGGCTTACAACGTGGAACGTATCGAAAACTCAGACCCATACAACAAACGCTACGTCAAGTTCCAAATTCGCCCAACCGACACGGCTCAGTCCGAAGTCTTGGAGAACTACGAAATGGCACACTTCCGTTTGTTGTCTGATAGCAATTTCTTGCCTTATGGTAAGGGTATGATTGAAGGTGCTCGCCGTGTGTGGAAGCAGCTTTCCTTGATGGAAGACGCTATGCTTATCCACCGTATCATGCGTGCCCCTGAAAAGCGTATTTTCTACACCGACATCGGAAACATTCCTCCTGCTGAAGTTGATACCTACATGCAGAAGATGATGGATAAGATGAAGAAAGTCCCATACATGGACGAGCAGACGGGCGAATACAACCTTCGCTTTAACCTGCAAAACATGGTGGAAGACTACTACATCCCCGTTCGTGGTGGTGACAGCGGAACGAAGATTGATACTTTGGGCGGCATGGAGTGGACTGGCACGGAAGATATTGAATATCTCCGCAACAAGATGATGGCTGCTCTCAAGATTCCAAAGGCATTCCTTGGCTATGAAGAAGGTATTTCAGGCAAGGCAACCTTGGCATCGGAAGACGTTCGCTTTGCCCGCACCATTCAACGTTTGCAACGCATCATTTGCTCAGAGTTGACCAAGATTGCTATCGTCCATTTGTATTCGCAAGGATACCGTGACGAGTCATTGGTGGACTTTGAATTGGAGTTGACGAATCCTTCGACGATTTTCGAGAAGGAACAACTTGAGATTTGGCAAGATAAGGTTGCAGTTGCGACCGACATGATTGAGAACAAGTTGTTCTCGTTCGACTGGATTTACAAAAACATCTTCCACATGTCTGAAGACGACATCAAGCAAGTTCGTGAGGAAGTTGTTGAAGACGCCAAGCAGCGTTACCGTTTCAACTCTATTGAAGAGGACGGTGATGACCCAGCGAAACCATTCCGCAAAATCAAGCCTTCAGGTGGAGACAAGGGTGAAGAGGGTGGTGGAGACGAAGGTGGAGACTTGGGCGGATTGGGTGGCTTGGGTGGTGGCGGTGGCGGCAAGAAGAGTGGTGGCGGCGGCAGTGGTGCCGACATTGACCTTGATGCCTTGGCTGGCGATGAAGGTGGAGGGGAAGGTGGAAAGGGTGGAGAAACTGACATCCCGGGCGAAGAAGGTAGTCCTGAAGACTTGGTTAAAGAAATTGTGGACGACCGTGACCGTTCCGACCGTGACCAGAGTGACCGTGACCAGAGTGGAGAGCATGATGCAAATTCACATCGTTTCGGCGAAGACCCTCTTGGACGCCTTGAACGGTCAACTCAACCACGTAAAAATAGTGAAGGTAAGCCCGCCAGTGCTATCGCACATAACTTTGAAAAAGGGTCTCCATTGAGACTTCAAGAGAACTCACCCGAACCCAAAAAGAAGAAGATGGATTCAGAAGTCATCCGCAATTTGGCTGAGTTTTTGAAGAAAAGTCAGGGGCAAACACAGTTGGAATTGTTAAGCGAAAATCAAATACAAAACCGTAAATCAATGTTGGACGAGGGCAACATTTTAGAATAAGTCCCAATACGTTCACATTTACGTAGATTTTCACTTTTCAATCTCATATTTATAATTAAGTTGACGAGTAACGTAATACTATGCAGAAAAGAATGCGACATTCCAAATTTAGAAATACCGGCATTTTGTTTGAACTTCTGACCAAACAAGTCACCGCCGATATTATCGCAGGTAAGGAAACATCCATTGCTAAAGACTTGCTCCACAAGTATTTTCGGGAAAATACCGAGCTTGGGCAAGAGTGGCAATTGTATAGCTCCCTGTTGAATGAGAAAATCAAAGATGACAGTCATGCCGAACGATTTTTGAATGTCGTTGTCGAAGCTCGCAAAAAACTCAACAACAAAAAACTCGCCCAACTCAAGTTTGACTTAATCAAGGAGATAAAGGAAACCTATCCGATTGATGAAATGTTGAAGGCACCTGTTCGTAACTATCGAGTGCTGGCTTCCATCTACAAGATTTTTGAAGACGTAACATCCTCGGAATGTAAGTTTGATGTCAAAGAAGTGTATCAATCAAAAAACTGCATAGTTGAACACGTCGTTGACAAGCCAAAAGCTACTCGTTCCGAAGACGAACTCATCAACTATTATCAGACTCAGACTGAGGATATACGTCTTCTTACTTACAAACTTCTGGTCGAGAAATTCAACGAGCGTTATGCTGGGGTTCTCGACGATGGTCAGAAGTCGGTTTTGCGTGAATACATCTGCAACGTCGCTAACACGAATAACTTTGACGTTTTCGTGAAAAGCAAAGTTGCCGAAATCAAGAAATCTCTCACTGAGACCCTTGGTAAAATCAAAGACTCTGACGTTACCAAGATTAAAATCCGTGAGGTTGTCAATCAACTGGATAAAATCAATCCGGGCAAACTCGTCAAGGATAATCACGTAATGGTGTTGATGCTCTCCTACGAATTGCTTAAGGAAGTCCAGAAGCAGACGGAAGGCGCATCCAATGTCATCTAACCAACCAGTTTCCACTATCTCTTCCCGCCAACTCAACGAGTTGGTGCGCCTCGTTGTACGCATGTTCGTCAATGAAGCCAAAGCCGTTGATAATGACTATTGGAAAGCCAATGAAATTGGTCAAATGCTTTGGGGTAAGAAATGGGCAGTGAACCAATCAAAACGTGGCGACCAAGGTCGAGTATTCAAATTCAATTCTTCCGATTGGCATCCAAACATGGCAACCAAAGACTTCATGGCCTCAATTGATAAAGGCATGAAAGTAAGCCGTTTCCTTTGGCAAACTCCCGAAGGTAGTTGGAAATCTCTCGACCCACAAACAAAGAAGTGGGCTGACGTTGATTTGACCGACAATCCTTCAGAAAACATTTCTGAGGATGTCAACGCCGAACACGAAACCATCGTCAACGCTAACCCAGCTTCACGAGAAGAAGCCATTCAAATTTTGGATTTGGCACACAGCTTATTGACTGGTGGAGTGCTGGGGCAAGCCATGCGTAAAGATGTCCTCGCCGCCGTTGACCGTATTGAAACTGCGTTTCACTTGAGCGATTATGTGTATGATAAGATGCATCCACAAGGCGACGAATATCCAGAAGGAAACCCTCACGTTGACGAAATGACGGGAACTGGTGCAGTTGCAGGGTTTGCGTCTCCGATGGCATTCAGTAAGCGCAAAGTCAAAGAAGAAGACGAACCTGAAAAGATGAAGGGTCAGTTTGTCAACCGTGGTGAAATCAAACTTGATGGTGGTCTTGATTATGAGACTGCATCTAAGATTGCAAACTACCATTGGGATATTTTTGGTTCATTGGGCGCAGATGAACGGGGAGTTTACAACTTCAAAACTCGTGGCGATAGGTTCTGCTGTGCCGTTGGAATGTATCAAGGTAAGCCAGCTATTCTGAGTGTCACTACGACACCCGGAAGATTGCAGTTGTTGGTTGGGGATGAAGCATACCCAGCCGATTCTCAAAACATAAAAGAAGCTGCCAGCGGAAACACCGACCCAACCCGTGAAGAAATGATTGAATATCTTCAAACCGTTTACAGTGGTCTTTTAGACCGCTCATCGTTTGACGATGCGGCTGAAGTGGCAATGTATTGGTTTGCCAATTTCAATCATGGCGGTCAATCCAGCAATTTGTATTCGGTTCTGAGCACGTCTCCATATAGCCCCGGCAGAATGGAAACCGAGCCACGTCCCGAGACAGTCGAACGTGACATGTTTGATGCCCTGACCCGAGAGTTTGGGTCAGAAGAACAAGTCAACGAAGGCGACGAAGCAGATGCCGTAAACGACATGTGGGCAGGCTCGGACGATGATTTGAAAGGCCATGACATTGGCCTCAAGAAAAAGCCTAACACAAAAAAGTCATCCAAGACTCCCCGCAAAACTGGCAAGGCTTTGGTGAAGGGTAAAGTCATTTCTTTGAAGGAATCGGTTGCTCCTGAATATCCGTTCTCCGACAGTCAGAAAAAGTCTCTGTCAGAGTATTTTAAGAAGAATCAAGATGTCAATTTTGACGTGGTTGCTGAAGCTATGTCAAAAACACTTGGTAAGGAGATTTCAAGCAAACAGCTTTATGGATTGTATGTCGAATCTCTGATGGACGGACAAGTTGCTGAAGCCAGCAAGAAAAAGTGCCGCATCAAAGGATGCAGTGGAAGCGTAAAAGAACCAGCCGAAACTCGTGCTGGCCTTGGCGGTCTCTGTGCTAAACATGTTCAATCTCAACAAGACCAAGAACATCGTAGTGGTGAACACTCCAAAATGATAAATTGGATTCACACGGGTAAGCATGAACTCCCTGAAGAAAAGCTTGAAGAAATGACCACGACTGGTGATGTCAGTGGCTACAACGTTCCATCCGCATTTGCTCGTAAAGGCGGAAGTAAGAAGGGCGTCGAAGGTTCGGCGGCATTGGGATATACATTGACTCCCGCTGGTGAGAAGGAAATGCAACGAGTTGGTGATAGGTTGTTGGAATCCAAACAACCAGTTCGTCGTCAACGTTGTGCCAAATGTAATAATTTGAAGCCTACTGAGGCTCATGGATACATCGAGGGATGGGAATGTGCGGACTGTCGCAAGCCAAAGCTTAATGAAGATGATACATATGTTCAAGCACACGATGAAATGGTATCTAAATTAAAATTGGCGATGTTCTCGGAAATTCCAATTGGTGGAAATTTCAAAGCTGGGTGGACATATCCATTCAATGATTTTGAAAAAATAAATGATACCCAAGCACGCAATTTGAAAAATGGTGTAGTATCTACTTTTGACATTAAGACAAGTAAGGTAGCTATTCCAAAATAATCATGATTAGTCTAAAACGAATTGTAGAACAGCAAGATTCAAGTCAGCTTTATGACCTTGGGTTGGATTTTTCCAATTTTCGTCGCACCATTGATGGAAGCTTTGACCAAATCAAGCAAAAGTTTGAACAAGTAATTGGTTCCAAACTTAACGGAAAACGTGTCCGTGCCCGAGCATCCAGAGGGTATAAGCAGTATGTCAAAGACTATGAATTTGACGTTACGAAGATAACTTTGGATGACTATTATGATAATTATGTAGTGGTAGCACACGATAATACGACTCCGAAGGCCAAAGAGTATTTCTTGAAGCCCGGATTCAAGATTCAGATTTTAGGGCCAGCAAGTGGTCAACCAGCCGTGGGTAGTGATGGAAAAGGTCAACAACCATCTCCAACTCCTACACCTTCGGCGGAACCTACGCCTGCGGCACAACAAATGGTTCCCGTTGCACCAAAGGCACCTGTAAAGGAAAGTGGAACTGGTCATTTTGATGCGTATGGCACAGATGCAATTGCTCAAGATGTTCGTGGATGGTTACCGAAGCTATTGAAAAAGCCAGATACCGCTATGCGGGATTTCATTAAGGGATTGGGCTGGCTCAAAAATTTAGAACATGGTCAAAGTGTAGCAATGTTTGATTTGGTATTGCCATCAAACACGCTCAAAGTTTTACCGACAAAAGAAGTTTTGACGCAGTTGATTCAAACTGCAAATAAACATGGTGCAATTAACACCACGTATGAAATTAAGAGTGTGAAACCTGACATGAAAAAAGGCGAGGTAATCGTCCGTGTCAAGAAAACAATGCAAGACACGACAACTGTATGAAAAAGAAAAAGCTATTTGAATGTGTCGGAGGCAATACTTTCCGATTGATTAAAGAATCGGAGTGGGCCGAGACTCAAGAAAACAACGAGAGAGTTAATCGCCAACGTCGTATGTTGAAGCATGAAATGGCATACATGAAGTCAGTATTGGCTTCTCCTTTGGCAGACCCAGAAGTTGTTGAAACGGCCACAGCAGCAATGAAAGATGCCGTAGAATTTGACCAAATCGTTGCTAAGGGATATTTGGATAGTGGGTATCAATATGACGACAAAGACCCACGAAATCAGATGGACGTTCATGGTGATAGATATTGGGATGACAATATTGAACGAGCACGTAAAGGCTCTACCAAATCAGACGAAGTAGAAGCAGAAATCAGACAGCAAGTTTCTCAACGCCATTTGGATGAACGTATGCGTGGGTATGAGGATTTCTTTACTAACGATTTGGCAGAAAGAATTTTCCCACAAGGAGATGAAATGTATGGTATTGGTCTCCGGGAATATATGAGCGAAGTTGGGTCGCAGGAAGCTCAGAATGATTGGGACTATGACCATGACGATGACCACCGGGATTGATATGAATAACGCCGACAAAAAACTATTGGTAGAATGTATTACATTTGAAGCAGACCAACAACTGCTCAAGGAAGCTACTAGCAACCCAAATCAACCATTTCGGGTGCAAGGTGTATTGCAACGCAAAGGGAAGAAGAATCAAAACGGACGCATCTATCCAGATGAAGTCTTGATTCGTGAAGCCCAAAAGTATGCACAGACTTTCATCCAAGACCGTCGTGCAATGGGTGAACTCGACCATCCTGAAAGCTCCGTTGTCAATCTCAAAAACGTTTCTCACAACGTCATTGAAATGCATTGGCAAGGCGATGACTTGGTTGGCACGGTTGAAGTGCTCACAACTCCTAATGGCAACATTCTACGTGAGTTGTTCCGTAACGGTATCAAACTCGGTATTTCAAGCCGTGGTCTTGGTTCCTTGAAAAAGATTTCCGAAAGCTCTGCTATCGTTGGCGACGATTTTCAATTGATTGCATTTGACTTCGTGTCGAATCCTTCAACGCAAGGTGCTTTCATGGCTCCTACGGGTCAACAGAGCAGCACAATCGCTCTGGCTGAAGGGGTTGTAAAGAATCCCGCAACGAACCGTTGGGAACGCACCGATGACATCATTCGCAACATCCTCAGTGAATTGGGTTAATAAACATGAAGAACATTCGAGCATTGGTCAAGGAATGTGCCATGCGAGTCTTGAAGGAAGACTTGTCGAGCACTGACCACGACCGTATCAGCGGTGAAATCTATGCTAAACTTCAAGAGCATGGATTTCAGACCAAAGGCGATGAGCCTAACCAATACTCCGAATACTACCTTTGGAACTTCGCTACAATCCAATGTGGCGTGCGCCCTGACCACGTTTACGTGGAACGTTACTATGACTCGGAACGCATGGATGACATGCACCGCAAGACTCAGAAGATTCCTCTTCCAGACCATTACGACCAAAACTACGTCAACACTGTCGTAGCCCTTTGTGTTAAATGGCAACGCAGCATCAAAGGTGACGAATCAATCTTTGGTGGAATGGATGACGTTACTGAAGTCAACCATACCCAAGATGAACGTGGCAAGTCAGTAATTGCAGTCGGTGCTCCCGGTAGCATCGCTCGTATGAAGGTGGAATATCCTGATACTATTGCTGCAATGGTCGCTGCCCTCACTAAACGTTTTGGTCCTCCCTCACCAGATTTACACGATGTCATCCAAGACGCAGCCTTAGCTGCCGCAGGAAAGATTCTCGACAAGACACATGGTATTGGCGTAAAAAGCCTTGCTCAAGCCGCCGCCGAAGCTTATTGGGAACAGAACAAACAGGTTGCCGAAAACACGGGTGAAGACCCCAAGGATGCTTACTACGTTGAATACGTCGGTGAGCGTGTTGGTGAAGAACCGTTCACACTCGGCAACAGTGAACGAAAGTTTCAATATGTCAATGGTAAGTATCCAGATGGAACGATTGACATTGCGGTATATTCTTTTGCGGGAGATTTGTGCTATGGATACAAAGCATTCCGCAGCATGATGGGTATTGAAGAAGGCTTCGACCCAACTTCCGTCGGCCCAAATCCAGCAGCCTCCGAAGGCGAAACAGTGTATGACCCATACACATCCATGAACGCTAAAATGCGTCAAATGGAAAGTTCAAGAGTGTGTGGTCAATGTAACGGTTCTGGTGAAGGACGCCACGAAGGTTCAAAATGCACGGCTTGTCATGGCTCGGGAGAAGCTGGATACAAGAAGCCACTTACCAAGCGCACTGACCCTGACTATGATTGGGATGGCGAAGACGAAGAACGAAGATTGACTCGCAACGAAATGGTCGGCCCTGTTGACCCAAGTGTTGTCGAAGTTGAAGCTCAATTTCAAGCGGACATCGAAAACCTTAAGAAGACTCATCCACATCTTTCCTTTGGCTACATTGGAAACTATGAGAGCGACCCTCGCATCGGTGATAACCGCTCATGGTATGTCTGGAACGTCAAAAACGGAACAAGACAAAAGTGGGGTGGATTTGATACCAAAGACCTTCCTCAAATGTGGAAGCAATGGCAAACTGCCAAGGAAAAAATTCTCGGAGTTTCTGAGAACATGGGACGTTATGCTCAAGAAGCAGGCGCATTGGATTTGAAAGAAGCTCTTGAACTGACGCCTACCGGCGCAGATGATGAATGGTCTCGACCAGTCTATACCGACCAAAATGGAAAAACGTATGTTGACATCAATTGTGGTAGTGGTCAACCTTCGATTCATTCGGTAACTGATTCGGGCGAACCTGATTTTCCAGTTCGCAATTTCAAAATAGTTGGTTCGGCTCCCGAACGTTTTCCTGATGCTATTTGTCCTCGCTGTAAAAACAGCAAGCCCGAATACATGGATAAATCGGCTACTGGTATGACAAAATGTAAGTGTTGCCATTGGCAAGACAACCCCGGCGAACCATATAAAGCAGGGATGAATCCATCAGAAAATCAAGTTTCTGAAAATGCCACCGACAACAAAACCTTTCAGCAGATTCGTGATGAACAAGACCCCAAAGGAAAAAATCACGACTTGACGTTGACTTGCGTAAAATGTGGAACAACAGAAACTTGCCGATGCTCAAAGCCTAAGCGAAAGTTCAAAGGCATCTGCGCTAAGTGCTGTTAAAATAAGTTTACTTCCCTCCAAATCTCGCATATACTTCACGGTATTATGCGAGATTTTCTGTTTACATACGACAACATCTGCCTTCGCCCGAAGTATTCGGAATTGCCCACTCGTCAGCTTGCCGACACATCTGTAAACTTTCTCGGACACAAATTTCGATTGCCAGTCGTTCCTGCAAACATGCAAGATGTTATCTCGTGGGACTTAGCAAGCGGCCTCGCTCTGAACGACTATTTCTACATCATGCATCGGTTTGGAGACGCAAATTCCACGATACCTGCCCATGTTCGAGAGTTTGCAAAAGTTCGCAGCATCAGTGTGGGAGTCAATGATTTTTCCAGAGGGGAGTTGCAGACCTTGGCAAACCAAGGTGTTATTCCTGAGTTCATTACCATTGACGTTGCTCACGGACATCACGGTAAAGTAAAGGACATGGTTGAATATATCCGAACAATGTTCCCTGCAAAACGTTGGGGGAAAGATGAATTCGGTGATAAAGCCCTCATGCCCGTCAGGAAGCCAAACATTATCGCTGGCAATGTTGCTACGGCAGATGGCTACAAGTTTCTCTGTGATTTGGGCGTGGATGCAGTCAAAGTTGGAATCGGGGGCGGTTCGATTTGCAGCACACGTTACAAGACTGGATTTCACCTTCCGACTGCGTATTCTGTATGGGAATGTGCAACCAAAGGCGACCGTGATGTTCCAATCATTGCCGATGGTGGAGCAACGCATTTCGGCGACGTTGCCAAGGCACTTGTCCTTGGTGCTGACATGGTAATGTCTGGCCGATGGTTTGCAGAGTGCATTGATTCGCCTGCTCGAATCCACAATGGAAAAAAGATTTACCGTGGCTCAACGTCGTTTGAGTCCAAAGGGCATAACAACCACATTGAGGGTCATACACTGGCTATCACCGAGGGTTGCAAATACGTCGAGCGGTTGCAAGAGATTCAACAGGCGTTACAATCTGCAATCTCCTATGCGGGTGGAACGAATCTATCAGCATTTAACGGCGTTGAGTGGGAACTTTTGAAATGAAGACCGACGCTGAACAGATAAAGGATACATTTCTCGCAGCTAAAAGTCTCAACGAGCGTGGGGAGTGGAAGTTGGGCGACCCATATATGGAAGATGATTTGGGGAACATTCGATTTTTAGGCTGGTGTCATAAGTTTGAGAACGAACTAAAAAGTATTTGTGATAAATGTCCGTTTCAAGTAAGTCATCCAACCCTGTGGTTAGATGAAACCCATACAAGAGGAATTCCCGCCAACAAGTTGTGTGCCGCACATACTAAAGATATTGGGACGTGTTATGATACGGTTAATGTAGCTAAACACTGTCAACTCATTGATAGGGAAAAGTTCAAAGTGTATGTCCGTGAAATAGAGGCATACCATAAATGGTGGGATGATAAACTGAAAAAATGAATCGTCGCTCTTTCTTCAAACGTCTCGGAATGGCAGTCGGTGCAGTAATGCTCCCTACCAGCATTTTGTCTTACGACCCTGTTAAGCAGGAAGTAGTCAACCCAAAGCTTGACAATTCCCCTGTGTTGGGGTATAAAGGTCATCAGTTTTTAGAAGCTGGGGTGGTTTACGCCCCATACATACCGCTTATACAGACCTGTCATTTGGTCGGCAATCCAGATTTTGTTAAGCGATACGCAGAATCAACAATCAACAAATCATTTTATGGTACACGCAAAATTTCTGGAAATTGACAAGGCAACCAGCAAGGGGAATATCTATCCCA